CAATTCAAACTCGCCGTGATGATTATGCTGAGACGCAGATCATACGGCCATTCATTGCCCGATGCGCACAATATGGAGCCTTGCCAAAGCCAAAGAAGACCTATAAAGTTGATTGGTCCGATATATTTGCCGCGTCTGATTTGGATAAGGCGAAGATCGGACAAACTCGGGCTTCGGCGCTGCAGTCATACATGAATAATCCAGCTGCGGAGATTGTTGTGCCGCCGGAAGTGTTCTACGAATATATGCTCGGCCTTGACGAGGATGATATTGAACATATCAAGAAGGTGCATAAGGCGTCTTTGGAAAGTGGTGTAAGTGAGGAATTGAATGCTATACGTGAATCATTGGCGGCCCAACCCGCTGGTGGGGGTGGAAGGCAACCATCGCTAGGAGCACCAGCGGCGGGACACCCAGAACCGGTGGTTCCAACCGTGCAAGAAGAAAATGAGTAATATTACATTTTCAGTTAATGCGGTTACACGATATGATCCAACACGAACGCTAGTGTTGCGCAATAATTTCGCTAGGCGGTTTAGGGTCCAATTTAATGACTTGGCTTTATCCGTCCGCAATGCTATTGTTGACAATGGTATATTGAATACGCAAAATACTCCTGCTGAGAGGGTTGCATTTTTTATGGGGTGGTTTGATCGACAAGTGGGAGCTGGCCCACTCGATTCGTTTTTAGCTCGTCGTATGGGAACTATTGTCACAGAATCTTGGATGAATACTTACATACAATCCGCCTACCAACGAGGTATATTACGCGCTAGACAAGAATTAAGAAATAGTGCGCGTAGAGTGCCTACGATTGATGAATCTGGTGGCATGGCGGTAGTTTTTAACCAACCACAACATTTGAATATGGTTGACTTACTCTATGCTCGTGTTTATAATGAATTACAAGGAGTTTCTGCATTTATGTCACAGCAAGTAAGTCGAGTATTGGCTCAGGCATTGGCTGAGAATCTTAGTAATAGTGCAATAGCTCAATCTCTTACTCAGATAATTGTTGGACCTGCAAGGCAGCGGGCTCAATTGTTAGCTAGGACGGAAATTATCCGGGCATACCACACTGCTGTTGTACAGGAGTACCGGAATTGGGGAGTTGAAGGGGTTCGCGTTGAAGCTGAGTGGGTTACGGCTGATGACGATCGGGTGTGCGGGAAGTGTGAACCCCTAGAAGGTAATGTTTATTCTCTTAATGAGATCGAGGGAATGATACCTCTTCATGTTCAATGTCGTTGTGTAGCCATACCCGTGGCTATTACAAAAAATTAGGAGGATAATATGCCATGGAGCGTAAGTGATGTAGATTCCCACAAGAAGGGTCTATCGGCTCGTGAGAAACGCCAGTGGGTTACAGTGGCCAATTCAGTGTTAGCTAAATGTCTAGCTGATGGTGGCTCGGACAAGATCTGTGCGCCTAAAGCAATACGGCAAGCCAACGGTGTTGCTGGTAATGAAATGGCCGTTCATCAACTTCAGGCTGCCGAATATGTTATACGCAACGAACAGCATCAAGGGCATCCTAACATTGTAGTGCCTATCGTACTAATGGTAGAAGGGGTTCACAGCGGCAGTCATGGTCCACTGTTTCACTCTGCTGAAGAACTTGGCCGTTTCGTGCAAACATGGAATGGCATCCCCGTCGTCATTCAACACCCCGAACGTGAAGGCGTCAACGTCAGTGCCAATTCTCCCGATATCATAGATGAACAAACCGTAGGCCGCATTTATAACGCTTATATGGACGGCCCACGGCTACGCGCTGAAGCCTGGATCGATCTTGCACGCATCACTGAGGTTAGTCCAGAAACTTTGGCCATTATCCAAGCGCAGCGACGGTTGGATGTTAGTGTGGGCGTATTTAGCGAAGATGAACTCACTCCAGGTAACTGGAATGGTGAGGAATATGTCGGCATTGCCCGTGGCCACAGACCGGATCACCTAGCGTTGCTTCCTGGAGGACAGGGGGCTTGTAGTTGGGAAGACGGTTGCGGTGTTCGGGCTAACGCCGAAGAAGGAGGTACAAAGCCCTTGGGCAATAAAGCTGCTGAAAAAGTTGTCGAAGAGGACGATGAAGAGGAAGTTGACGAAATAGAGAACGACGCGACTTGCGCCGGTGGCGACGGCAAGAAGAAGAAAAAGAAAGACGTACAAGCCGACGCCGTGGAAAAGGTTCCAACTCTATTTGAGTTATTCAAAAAGTTGACAACCAACGGTTACACCGTGATGCAAACTAATGCGGAACTGGGGTACCGTGAGCGTATGTCAAAAGTCCAGTCTGTTCTAGACGCTATGGACAACAACGACAAGATGCACTTCCTGCAAGAAGTGTATGATGACACAGTTGTCTATGAAGTCATGACCAGACAGGGCGGTCCGCCCTTGCTTTACAGGCAGACCTACGAGGTAAACGACAAGGGGGAGGTTATGCTCACCGGCGTCGCTACATCTGTCATACGGCAGGTGTCGTTTGTTGTTGCTAACAATCCACAAACCAACTCTGACAAGGGAGGAAAAACGATGCCAGAGGAAAAAAAGAAATGCTGCCCTGAAAAGGTGCAGGCGCTCATAGCGAGCGAGCATGCGCCTTTTGAGGAAGCAGATCGTGAGTGGCTGGAGACATTGGATCAGCCTCAGATTGACAAACTCGTTACAATGGAACGTAACGCAGCCGTCAAGCCTGTGGTTGAACCAGTGACGGAACCAGAGCCAGTCACTAACGAACAGGCCGTCCAGGTGCTGCGTGAGCAGCTGAAGACGCCTGAGCAGTTCATCCAACTGTTGCCGGATGAAATGCGTGAGCAGATGACTTCCGCCCTAACGCTCCACAAGAGTGAGAAGGCGAAGTTGATCGAGACGATCAAGTCTGCTAGCTCATTTACCGACGACGAACTCAAAACCAAGACGATGGCGGAACTCAGCAAGTTGTCCGAAATGGCAAAGCCTCGGGACTACTCGGGGAAGAGCGGTGGTTCGCCGATGAAGACGAACGACGAGGACAACCTGTTGCTCCCGCCGGGAGTCGAATACAAACAGGAAGGAGGTAAGTCGTAATGCCACTGGTACCGAAGACAATTAAGTTGAAAAAGTATCTGGATGTAATCATCGAGAAGACTGCACATGAGACGATTACTCCTGGTATGTTGCTTGCCCTGAACGCTGACGATGAAGTGGCTGTGCATGCTGCTTTGGGTCAGGAAGTTGTGCCGGTCTTGTTTGCTCTGGAAGATGAACTTCAGGGTAAGGAGATCGATGACACCTATGCGTCTGGGCAACCTGTCCAGGTTTGGGTAGCGCAGCGGGGAGAAGTGGTTTTCGCCCTACTTAGCACCGACCAGGACGTACATATTGGCGATCCGTTGAAGTCACATGGTGATGGTTATCTTGAACTTTACCATTTGACTGATAGTGACGCCACGGGGCATCAGAACTCCATCGTAGGTATCGCTCTTGAAGCGATTGATACGAGCGGTAGTCCTGAATCGGCAGTTTCACGCATCAGGGTCATGGTCGCATAAAGGAGGTAGAGACCAATATGGAAAACACAAACATAGATTTCATCGGCCAAGGACGAACGGAGGGTGATGTCGCTGCTCTGTTTGCTTCTCAGGGTCGATTGGATCCAGGCTCGATGCGACCATTTGTTGGACAGGACGGTCGCACCTACGCCACTCTGTATAAGGGTGGCGATCCGAAACTTCCGCAGAGCTACCAGAGCGTTCCCCTTCAGACGAATGGGACGCTTCGGCGGGACGAGTGGAAGCAGTTGGATGACGCCATTCTGGGAATCAGCCGCAACCGACTTGGGGGCATTGATGACCTCGTATCGAACGGCTTAGTGTTCAGCTTAGGCAATGCTATGGGGACTACGGTCCTTGAATATCATGACATCAGTGATGCCATGACGGCAAACCTGAGCATGGACGGCGTGACTCGTGGGCTTGGCGATAGACCGGTCTACACGACCAACTATTTGCCCCTGCCTATTATTCACGTTGACTTCGAGATCAATATGCGTGTTCTTGAGGTGAGCCGTCGTAACGGTAATCCTCTTGACACGACAAGTCTTGAAGCCGCAACGCGGCGCGTGCTTGAGAAGCTGGAAGCCATGTTGTTCACCTCCACAACGTATACGTTTGGTGGTGGTACGATTTACAGCTATCTCAATCATACGTGGCGCAATCAGCTCACATTGCAGAAGCATTGGGATGATGTGGCCACTGGTGAGGAGATCCTTGAGGATGTCCGTGCCATGAAGCAGGCCAGCATTGACTCGATGCACTATGGTCCGTGGATGATCTATGTTCCGACTGCGTACGAAACGCGGCTGGATCAGGATTATAAGGATAATTATCCCAAAACTATCCGCCAGCGGATCATGGAAATCGCAAACATCAAAGGCATCAAGGTGGTTGACACTCTGCCCATCCACAACGTGTTGATGGTGCAGATGACGACCGATGTTGTGCGCTTGGTTCGGGGCATGCCGATTCAGGTTATCGAATGGCAGACCGAGGGCAAGTTCGTGACGAAATACAAAGTCATCACCATTCAAGTGCCACAGGTGAGGGCGGATCAGGCCCACAGCAGTGGTGTGGTGCACATGTCGGCCTAACAATCTGAAGCTAATCAGGCTTCTCATTTTAACCTATCATCTAATCAGGTTGGAGGTTTCAAATGCAACGTACAAAGATGAAGAATAAAGAAATAAGTACCAGCGTTACCGTACCAAAGAACGATCTAGTGAAGTGGATCAACAACGGCGGACCGTTCTACACAAAGGACCGTAAAAGGATTATGTACGGGGAAACATTTGAGGCGGCAATAGAAGACGTGCCCAAATTGTTCCGTGATTCCATACGCCCTGTCGATCCTGCCGCAGTTACCGCTATAGAACAGCGCCCACTACAAACAGTTAAATCTAGTTTTCGTTTGCAACAACGCACGGCTACTGCTTTCTACGATGTGCTCGATGACGGTGGAAAACGCATAAACGAGAAAGACTTAACCGAACCTGAGGCCAAACAGGTGCTGAGCATGTTG